ACCAGATGTGTTATCTTCTTTCTCATAATCTGATAATTTTTCCCAATCCACACCTGTTGGCATCTTTTTAAGAAGTTCCTCATAGTCCTTCTTTGTGCAGTCTTGGTATGGTGCTTGTCTATAATTATGATCCGAATGTGGTAGGAATGAAACGCCACTCACTTCATCGAAGTGCTTGTAAACCCATGCACCTACTTCCATCCACTCATGTTCCTTCACAGTTACAGTAACACTTGGTTTATGTTCACACCAATGTCTTTGGTATAGAAGCCAATGTTCAAGTTGTTCGATTGCTGTCATTTCTGTTCTCACAACACAACCATCTGGTGCCTTTACTGGGAAAGAAAATACCATAGTATGTTCTGGTTTCATTACATCTGGTTCCGCAGGGAATCCCTTATCGATCATAAATTTACACAATGGATCTTTAACATCTGCACGAACTGTACGAATGTAATATTCAGAGTGTCGAGCATGAATACCTGAAGAAGCATCAACCAATTGTGAGACAGTACCACTCGGTTTTACACAGGTGATCGCGGCCGATTGGTTGATATTAAACTTCTTCGCAAGTTGCTTGTTCGTTTCCACCGCAGTTTCACGAAGAGTCTTCAGTGTCTTCTCAAGAACTTCTGTTCCTTTTCTACCATTCATGAGATCATTGTCCATAATACCAGTAAGCGAAACACCAAGAAGTCTTTCTTCTTCGCAGTTGTTCTTCCACTCACTTGAAAGATAACGGAAGTTTGTAAGAGTAGATTGCCATGTTCCAAGAATAGTGGCAAGTCGAACCTTCTCCTTCAGAGTTTCAACCGTGTCTTCTTTACGAACCACCACTTCGGTAAGATTACAGAACTCTCTATCACGAAGAAGAATCTCGGAACAAGGATTGCAACCAAAATCATAATTAGGATCACGGCGATCTGAAAGTTTCTCTACGGTCTTCTTAGCAGCATCACGATTGAAAATACCACGTTCACCACTCTTGGACTTATAGAGTGAAACCCACTCGTCCATAAACGTACCAATCTCTGGTTTTTCTTTGTATGCTACTGAGTTGTTCGACAATGCTCGCTGTGGGTTTTCATGCCACCACTGACCAGTTTTCGCTTCCCGCATTCGTTCATCCGTAAGAGACGATAACGAAATAAGGGCACTTCTTCGTACTCCCCCGACAACGACAACTTCCGCAATCTTACAGATGATATCATGGCATTCGATAGAGGTGAGTTTTCGTCCAGAAGCCTTCTTATAGGTATCCACCGTGAATTTGAACAGATCATCCAGTGGTTCTGGTCCCGAACTTCTACCACCGAAAGTTTTAAGTCGTTCCCCCGCAGGACGGACTTTCGATACATCCCATTGAGGAATTTGACCACTAATGAGTAACGATGTAAGTTCCTTGTAGGCTTTCGCCCAACCCAACTTGCTATCCTGTACCACAATTGTTGTATCACTGTCTTCAAACTCCTCTGCAATCGTAGCCAACTTTCCTAAGAAATCTCTTTCGACACTGAAACCAACACCAGTACCACACATGAGAATGTAAAGAATTTCATCAAAGGAACGGACTCTTCCTGCACTCACATACGCACAGTTGTATCCTGCAACATGATCACGCTTCAGTGCTTCTCCTGCGGTCATCAATGCTCTCATCGAAGGCATGACATTTAAATCAATGATTGCACTTTGCAATTCTTCTCTTTCTTTCTTAGATACTTTGTAGTTCTGACTCTCTTCTAGGTGTTCTACAAAAAAATCGAAGTAGCGAGAAACAGTTTCTTCCCATGTTTCTCTTCTACCCTTCTCGTCTATCCAACGAGAATATCGGCTCAAATGTATAAAATCTTGAAAGGGTGTTGGTAATGACATAATTCACTTCTCCATGATACAGTGTATGAATTTATTTATATTAGTTTGTAAGTTCGGACCAGGAAACTGGGAATAAAGGTTTTATAATTTTTCCAACTGCTTCTGCATACTGTTGAATTTCCCATTGAGCGTGTTCGTCAATTCGTTGCTTATAGAATCTTGCGTATGCGGCAAGAGAACCAGTCCAGTACCATTCAGTGTACATTGCTTGAGGTAAAGCAAATCGTGCTTGCTCTGGTGCAACATTCGATGAAAGCAACTCTTCATATGTACGCAATGCACTTTGCATTGTTGCTTTGTATGATTCATATAAGGGATGGGTAGCAAATCCTCCAGATGTTTCACCACCACCATCTCTACATTCTAATAGTCCACCACTACCCTGTTTCATAGATTTGTCTGGTCTTGAACGCCACTGTGGAAAATAGAACTCGGGTGCTTCATCAACATATCTGCGACTGACTTCGTTTTCTACGAATCCTTGCTTGTGCTTAAAGAACTGAGTCCGAATTGAAATCGGTGCTTTGATTCTGAGAGTAATCTGTGGGTGAGCGAATGGTGTCCAGTGATTGTGTTTCGCAAGATATCGAATGAGTTTCACATCACGATCTGGTAGTTTACGAACATCAGAAGGACGAAACCTAGAGTTGCTTTTCTTCAGTCTAGTTTCTACTTCCTTGTCAACTTCCCATTCACTTTCATTGTTAAATGAAACACGGGCAGAGTTACACACAGTCAAATCACTTCCCATGCTGTCAACAAGATGCACATGACCATTATCTAATACATTCTCTTTGTTCATTTCTTTTTTCTCCTCTTCCACCATAGCAACAATCTACCAAAGAAATCAATCCTCATACTTTTCTCCATTCTCTAAACCGTAGTCTCGCTTCAAGTCCTCTGTATGTGTTATCATCAATCAATTTTTGAATTTTACGAGTTGACATTCTATACACCATGTCATTGATATCTTTCTCTGAAATATTATCTGGCCAAATACAAACGTCTCTGTCTAACTCAATCAATTTTTCAATGTATGCACAAATCTGTCGGTTGCGTGGCTCGTTATCGAGAATGTAAGTCATCTCCGAATTTTCAAATCGTAGTGGAACTTCTTTTAACGCACCTGCACCAACCATTGCTGTTGAATTTTCCAAGAATAAACTATCAATCGGACCTTCTACCACATACACACGTTTCTTTGGATCTACTCTCCAAAGTCCATACCACAATCGGTCAATACTTTTATCACCTTTAATTGTAATATACTTAACTGTCTCTCTTGCCCTAACCTCATCTGCCATATTCAACGCTCTACCCTGACAAGCAACAACATTTCCATGACTATTAAAGAAAGGAATTACCAACCTTTCCTCTTTGCCATAAAGTGTGTTATCTTCATCTAGGTTACCTGCAAATGTAGTGAAATCATCTGTATAATACAACAACTTGAAATGTTGTTTTGGAATCATTCTCATGTTTGCAAACTTAACTGCTACATGTTCTTCAGGTAATTCAGTAAGACAAACCAAGTCATCAAGTAGTTTATCTTTCTTTTTAAATTTTGGTTTTGAGTTTTTGAATCTGAACAAATCTTCTTCCTTGGGTTTCTTATAATTTGACTTTCCGTTCTCTCCGTTTCGATATCTCTCTAGAGAATATTCTTTACACAACGAAGGTGCAACATCCTTTAAGAAATTATATAGGTTGTGTCCCACACTACAGTTGTGACATTTATAGAAAAAATCATTTCCTTTTTGATAAAAGAATCCTCTTGCTTTGTTCTTGTTCTTTGATGAGTCTCCACAAATAGGACATCTACAGTTTGCTAGGTTTTCCTTCTTCCACTTAAAGTTTTGAAGTTGTGCAGAAACCATGTTTATGAATTTTTTATCAATATAAGTACTCATCAAATATTCCAACTGGTGAACTTCTCTTTTGTCACCTTAAACTTATCCTCGAAATTATCACCGTCGAAACCAGAACCCAATGTACTAGTTTCGGTTTGATTCGATTCAACCAACCCAACCTGTTCGTCTCTCTTTACATCAGACAATTTCATCTTTGCACGATTGATTCCCAGAATGAATTTGCGGTTTGCTACTGTGTCATTATAACGGTTCTTGAGTTGCTTTACAAGAACTTGATTCTGCTCATCCAATTCTTCTGTAGAAATCAACGCAACCATAAAGTCAGCGGTTGCAGGAAGTCCAAAGGACTCTGATGTATCTTCTAGTCCGACATCAGTGCTGGAGTAACCTGTTCTGTTTGTCTGTGTCGCAGACCAGATAGGAACATTATACTGTACCGCCAAACCACGGAGTTCTTCTGCAATAGACTTGATATATGAATAGGAATTGACATTGCTTCCTTGCTTAATTCGTGAGGACGCACAGATGTTTAAGTAATCAATAAAGATAATATCAGGCTTAAACTTCTTCTTGATGTTCAATTCGTCGAGAAGAATACGAAAGTGATTTGAATTTGCAGTAGCAGTTGGATACTCTTTGATAATAAGTTTACCAGTAATACCTGCTGTAGTTGTATTCAGTTTACTATCATACATTTGTTTTGGCAAATCCTTCAGGTTATCCATAGTAATATCCATAAGGTTTGCGTCAATACGTTCTGCAATTCGTTCTTCTGCCATCTCACATGTGATATAAAGAACATTGAGATTTTGAGAAAGACAGTTTGCTGCATGGTGACACATAAACAATGACTTACCAACACCAGTTCCCGCCATCACAATATTCAATGTCTTCTGTGGTGTTCCACCGTTCGTGATTGTGTTAAAGAAGTCCAGATCAAATGGGACTCTCTTCTCTACCTTGTGGTAGAAATCATATCGTTCATCTGAGTCTTCGATGTAGTCGTGTCCAATGTTGGTATCAAAGGAAACTGCGAGAGCATCCGAGAGTATTTCTGGAATTGCATTCTCTGTCTTTGTTGATGACTTCCCATCAATGATGTGAATCGATTCCATGATGGCATTATAAACTGCCTTGTCTTTGCAGAATTCTTCTGTTTCTGTTATTAACCAATCGAAGTCTGGTAAATTATCTTTCTTCTCCAGACTTTCCATCAGTTCTACGATTCCTTTATATTCGTCCTCGCTGATAGATTTATTTTTATCCACATCGATGACAACTGCCTCCTTTGTGGGGAGGTTGTTGTACTTGAGTATAAAGTTACTTATCGTCTCGTAGAGAATCTTCTCTGTTCTATCGTGAAAATATTCATCTTTTAGAAAGGGAACCACTCTCCGAGAGTATTCATCATTATACAATAAGTTTTCCAAAATTACATGTTCAACTGTCTTCATAGTTTGGAGTGATCCCGGATCTGAGAAAATCTTCGTCAAGTTCATCTATCTCTTCTGCAAGAATATCAATTAGAATTTCTCCCAAATGATTTACGAAAATTTTATCTTCAATCAAACCATCTGGTTTTTCTAGAACATTATATTCAAACTTACAATTAATAGAATCATCCAATTCGTTGAAAGATACTGAACCATATGTGAATACAGTTCCTTTGTATGCTCCCTCTGTAATCTTAACTGGAATATTCTGATCTATACCAACAGAATAATTGTCATCATATTCATATATCTTGCTCATCATTTTTCTCCTCTACGGTTTCTTCTGCTTCAATTGTACCATACTTGAATTCCTTTGCAACCGCCTCTTCAAGTCTTTCCATAACTTCAGGAGTGAAATACTTTTCGGGATCGTTGTTGATTGACTTTTCAAAGGCAGTCTTACCATCAGGCAGTTCAATGCGAGTTGAAACCTTCTTGAAGATATCATACTTCACTGCAATCGGAACAAGACCATAATATGGATTCAGTCCGGTGTCATAGTTCAACTGAACTTCAACAATCTTGTTCTCTTTCGTCAACCTACCCTTGAACAACTTACACTTGATAATATTACCGATGATATCTGTTCCATCCTTATCCTTCTTCTTTGAAAGATAGACAATTGTAGATGCGGCGTACTTCAAACCAGAACCACCACCCATCTCCTTCATTGGAACATAAGCACCGACAACATCGTAGGTGTGGTTTGTCATGATAAGAGGAATACCTGCTTTACCCAACTTGAGAGTAAGTACACGGAATGTCGCCTTGATCACTTGGGCGCGTGTCATGTCACGGGTTGACTTACCTTCTGCGGTATCGTTCATTTCTTTCTCTGTGGAAAGCATACCAAGTGAATCAAGAACAACAAAGACAGGTTTGGTGTCTTTTGTCTCGATGTACTTGTCAACGATACTGATTGCTTGGTGTCGGAAAGTCTCGACTGTAGCAACAGGGAAGATTGCAACTCTTGTTGGATCCATACCTCTCTCACGAATCATATCCGAAGTAATCGCTTGTTCGGTGTCAAAATACAGAACCACTCCTTCTGGGTTATCATCGAGGAACTTCTTACACATACCCAATGCAAAGTATGTCTTACCAGTCGCAGATTCACCCGCAAGTGCCATGATCTTATTGTTTGGAATACCACCATACAATGAACCTGACAACAATGCGTTGAACACATGACTTCCTGTGTTTATGAATCCAGTAACATCGCTACCTTCAATACCATCCGAGGCAATACCTGCAAACTCGTTTCCAGATTCTTTGATTAAACTCTTTAGTAGATCACTCATATTTGTTTCTCCATTTCTCTTATAGCATACTCTAATTTTTCACAAAAGTCTAGTTGATTTTCATAAGTTTCCCTTGAACAATGAACATCTCGTTGACACTTTGTTAACCTCTGCCTAGATTTATCCAATTGTGTTTCTAATACACCCTTAATAAACAATACTGTTTTATATTCTATATGTCCAATATTCATTTTAAATACTCCTACCCAAAGAAACTTTCTAGAGTAGAAACATGTTCATGATTCCACCCTATCTTCTCTAATATATTCTTGATGGGTTCAAGGAATGATTTTCCAAATTGAGTATCATAATCTATAAACTCAATCAATCCAAATTCTTTTGGAAGGCTGTTTGGAAAAGCAACAACCTGATCTTGTCCCGCAACTCCACCCAACGGGTTTGGTTTTATGAGATGTAGAAACTTGATCTTATCTCCATCAATAATTTTTCTGTACTTCTTATTTAGTTTCAGTTCATCTAGGTAATGATTATAAATCAAACTACCCTTCACTGCAATCGGTGTTGACTTTGTGTATATCATCGACATGTCCTGATATTTACTCATACCATTTACACCGCGAGGAAAAGCAATCTCCTCTGGATCAAACGAATTGAACTTGTCACGAAAGTCTTCGATGAATTCGATAACTGTATTCTCATCTGTTGTGAGAATCAATCGAATCGCTTGCTTCAGGGAATCCCGAACAACCTGTGGTGTAGAACTACGAGTAGTCTCGATACCCATGATCTTCAACTTGGGTTCATCGTAACGAATTCCCTCTGAGTCAAACACCTGCATCATGTA